CCAGCCGGTCGAGCCTGCTCCCGCTGTCCAACACCCAGCTGGCCCCGCGCCGCTGGGTGACGCATGATGTCACTACGTGTTGGGGAGTTTGGGGCCTTAGGGGCAGCCCTCGACAGTGTCATAAATGAAGTCGGCTTCGATAGAAGCACCTTCTCTGGGTGTAGCGATTCTACCCTGGCAGCTATGGTAGAATCCGCTATACCTAGGTTGTCACACATACACCCCGCCCTGCCAGCTGCAGTTTCCTTATTGTTATTAGAATTTCCGTTACAGCTTCCTTCCCCTGATGTTAACACTCTTGCTTTATTAAAACTTGCAATGGACTGTCCTAGTCCGAACAAAAACATTATTAAAATTAGAAAAATGAAGAAAATATGTGAGAAGAACGGTTCGAGTAGTAAGGGCAGTTCTTTCCAGGTTTATGAGAAATACCTCCGCTCCAAGCTACCCTTCAAGCAGAACGCGGCCGCCCGTACCAAGTGCAGCGTCGAGTTGTCAAGACTGATTAAAGCCGCCCTTGGACTCTTCTCGAGTAGCTTTGTCTACGCGGCCCTCGCCCTGCCGGAAGGTACGACATACGACCAAGCTGTCGCTTCGCTCTTGTACGCCTGTGGCTTACAACCGACCCTTGGAGCCAGAGCAGCTCACATCGCTGCAAAGCTTGTCGGAGATCCGTCACTCGCGAAGGGGCTCTCCGGTGCGCTCAAGGCCCTGGGGTGCAATTCGACTAGGCTTGGTTCCCTTCTGACCGAGGCAAACACACTCCAAGGGCGGGGCGTGGGTGATATTGACTTGTTGGATGAAGCCCTCTACCGTTGTGACGCTTCTCGTGTGGCGGAGAAGACGATTAACGTGCCAGACGAGGAGCTGCGCAGGCATGTCAAGGATATCATCTCGTCGGAGTTGAAGCGCAAGCCTGAGTTCGAGGACACTGACACGTGGTGGAGTCGGCGGTGGCAGTGGTGTGTCAACGGTACGGAAAACTCCCTGTCAAACCGCGCTCTCAAGTTGGATTCCAGAAGGTGGGCCGCCACTCACACTCGCGCATACAGGAAGATGGCCGCCGAGGCACTCGAAGTTGAGCCGACGTCGGACTGGGACGGCGTAACCTTGGTATCCGTGAGCCCGAAGCTCGAGCACGGCAAGACTAGGGCAATCTTCGCGTGTGACACACTCTCCTACTTCGCCTTCGCGAGGCTCCTCGACCCAGTCCAGAAAGTCTGGGCCAACCGACGGGTGCTCCTCGACCCGGGCGGTAGGGGCATGTCGTTCCTGGCACGCAAGATCAATCACGGACGGGCCGCCGGTGGTGTCAATCTGATGTTGGATTACGACGACTTCAACAGTCAGCACACTACCCGGGCCATGCAGATCGTCTTCGAAGAGTTGGGGCGTCTCGTAGACTACCCGTCTGACGCCCTCGCCACCCTTGTCAAGTCCTTCGATTTGACGTACGTCTCCTGCCCGGATGGTTCGCTCCGCCGCTCCCTCGGAACTTTGATGAGTGGACACAGAGGTACGACATTCATCAACTCGATACTGAATGCGGCGTACATCAGGTGGGCTCTCGGTGCCCAACGTTTCGACAGCACGGACTCAATGCACACTGGGGACGATGTTTACATCTTAGCGGACACCCTGCCAGATGCGCTTGATATCCTGCGGAAATGTCAGAAGGCGGGGTGTAGGATGAACCCTTCGAAACAAAGTCTGGGTAGGCACTCTGCAGAGTTCTTGCGTTGTGCTGTCGGTCCCCACGGTGCGTACGGCTACCTCGCTCGCGCCATAGGCTCTGTCTCCTGTGGTAGTTGGATCGACCCCTCGCCTGTTATGGCCTTCGAGGGGTTGCGGAATGGTATGGCGGTTGCGCGGGCTCTAATCAACAGGTCTGGATTCCAGGGGTACGGCCAGTTGCTCGCTCAGTCGTGGAAAGACCGGACCTACGCACCGGTCTTGCAGAAGTTGTTTTCGGGTGAGGCATCGCTAGATGGCTCACCGTCATATTCAAGATCTGAGGTGATCCCAACCTATACGTCCAGGTTGGTAGACACTCCGCCAGATAACAGTGGCTCAATCCCGGCTGGATGGGGGACCGCAGCGTCAAGGAGTTACCTTGATAGGCACGTGTCCCCGGTCGAACAATCAGCACTGACCTTGGCCAAAGTCGACCCGCTTCCAATGCTCGTCTCACTATCTCATCAGAGAGGACTTGTCGAGAAAAAGGAATTGGGGTCGAGGCGCATGGAAATTGTTAGGAGTTCTGACGTCCGCCCGCGGGGACACGCGTTTGCCTTCGAGTTGTTTGACTTGAAGCCCAACGAGGGTGTCCTCGGGAAATACCCGCTCATCAACCTAGTTTCAGGTAGGTTGTCGAGTGGGCAGCTCCGGCTACTGGTGGGACTCGCAGGTGGTAACTCTGCCTCCCACGACATCCAACGTGAGGCCTTCGGGACTAAACTCACGCCCCACCGAATAGTTGGCACTATGCCCTATTCAGACGCTTCCGCCCTTTCAAAGGTCTCGGAAGACGGCGTCATTCACGCCTCCCTTAGTGTGGCCTTATAAGCCCGCTATTCTAACTGCAACTAGACGTGGTTGTGGTCTCGGTATTGACCC